AGCCCCTGTTTGTGTTAATACAGAACCAGAAGTGGTGGCGGATATACCTTTTAATTGTGCAACATTTGTAAATGCGGGGTCTATTGCAATATCATTTCGGCCTTTTTGCCAGTTTGTGACATCAGTAGTATTATTAAAAAAATTATTATAATTACCATAACCCACGGTTTGATTTGTTGTACCATGGCTTATGCCCGTAACAAATCCTTCGATAATATTATTAATTATTCGATGATCAGTATTATTTGCAATAAAGTTTATGCCTGTGCCTTGCGGGGTTTCAGTTCCATAAAGTGTGTTGCCCATAATTACAGTTGCAATAGCTGTTGCAGCAGTAAATGAAATTGCAATGGCGACGTTGCTAACAACAATATTATTTAAAATAGTATATGCAGAACTTGCAGATGTACAAGAAATACCCACATTAGAATCATGAATATAATTGCCTATAATATTAGCTGTAGAACCGCTGTTAATTCCATTGCCTCGATAACTTACAACATCGCAAGATAAAATTAATGAATCTGCCGCCATTGTTATTGCATTTCTAGCGGCTGTTGTAGAAGAATTTATTATTTTACATCCAACAATCTGTGATGCAGCGCCACAAGTCAAAACTGCTGCCGCTGTCCCTGTCATATCAGTATAAAACATATTCCAGTTAGCGCCAAGAGTGAATCCACTAGCGCCATTAACCAATACCGGTTTTGTTGATGTAGGAGAGCCATCACCTCTAATCGTATTATAACCTTCGATAATATTAGGTATTAATGTAGTTCCTGCTGAAGATATAGCAATTGTTTCCCCAGTTACAAAGCTACCCGCTTTAAAAAAACATCTAACGCCAACGGAATCCCCTGCCCGCTCAAGAATATCATCATCAAGAACAGAGTTAAAAGATATTGCACCACCATAATTTGCAGAGCCTGCGGTGTTTGTAGCTAAAGTTGAGCATGAATCAGAAAGAGTTGCAGTTCCTGATACTACGTTTACGATTTCCAACCAGAGTAATCTCCAGCTTGTTCCTGCGTTAATTTTTATAAAGTTACCAATATGATTAATACCAAAAGGCGCACTTGCGGAAGTAACGGTCGGCGCTGTGCCAGTGCCTAGTAAGCAAGCAAGATCAGTTACAGAACTAAGAGCTGAAGTCGATTGTGAATAGTCAATTCCCCACGTTCCAGAAGTAGGAGTTCCAACGGTAGCGCATCCAACAACCGTATTTGCATAATAACGAGGTGATGGGCTACCTTGTGATGCGTTGATAATAACGGCTGCACCAATAGCCGCATTAATAGTCGCTTTATTTGCTGCAACGGATGTAATTTTATACCAGCCAGAAATCCAGTTAGTTCCTGACTGGATAAAAAGCCAATGCCCTACATCGGCCGCAACAAAATTGTAAGAAGCGGAAGAAACAATCGGCGAAGCGGTATTTGCAGTATTCGTATCGGTCGTTAAATTGGTTGGAAAATTAGTATTATTCGGGCTGAATCCGCCACCGTTAACGTTATTAGCTGTGGAAGAAGCATTAAATTCAAAAACTACACCTGCTGCAATAGGCATTAGATACCCCCATCCAAGCGAGAAATTAAATTGTTATTTTCATCAACTAACCAATCATAGCCATCATCAAAAGCCATGAATCGACGTTGTGACCCTCCTATAACAGTATTACCGTCAGGAATAAAAACATTATCCAAATTGCAGCGAATAAATGTAATATTTTGCATATCATAAGGAAAAATAACAGAATTAGGCTTTTCTTGGGAAAAGCAAGAGCCTTCAATAGTGCCTTCAATTATTAAATCATTAAGGATTTTTCCTGTATAATCTGTAAAAGATTTAATCATTAAACAACCTCAATCCCTATGATTTTGCCTTCTGCATCCATTATTATTTTACGCTTTTTCAAAAGAATCTGATTTTGTTTTTCTATTGCTTGTGTATTTTCCCGAACCGCTGAAGTATTATCATTAATAGCACTAACGATTGCAAGTAATTCGGGTTTAATATCAGGTGTTTCATTAATAGCTGCTGCAATTTGATTAAAATCGTATTCAGGTATTGCTTCATAAATGCGATTTATTGCAGATTCTAAACCTGAAAAATCAATATCAGAACCATGATTTTTTTCTGCAAGCTTGGCAAGTATTATGCTTATTTGCGAAACACTTGCTGTTAAATCCTTAGTATCAAAAACAGCATTGCTAAATTCGATTTTTTCTTTTTCACGCGGAGTATTAACTGCATCTTTAATTTGAGAAAGAACATTTAATATATCGTCATTGTTTTGCGCTGGTGGCATGGCATTTTTTATTGCCATAGCTAATTGCAATCCTGCAAGCTTAGATTCAGTTTTTGATTCCACTAGTGAAACCCTCCATAAATGCGGCTATATCATTATTATTTTCTGTTGTAGGTTCTGCCGTTAAGCCGTGTATTTCTTCAAGCATTCCGATAGGAACATTTTGTTGCTGCATATAAAGCGTATCACCACCTTCTAATGGTTCCCAGCCTTCTTCCTTTCTTGCTTGATTAGGAGCCATAAAGCCGCCTGTAATGGCTTCTTTATAGGCTTGATAGCGTGCAGCCATATCACCACGAAGCAACGCATTAAAATCAAATTCTGCTTCATATTTTCCGCGCAATTCAATAGGAATCAAATTCGCTTCAATACTAGCTTCAATACGTTCCAAATAAGGCCTCAAACCTAGCTTGTAAAAACCCTGCATAATTTCAGAAATGCCCGAACCCCAAACGGTGCTGCTGCTAGTATCATTAATTAATACAGAAGGCACACCCATAAATCGCGCTACATCCTCAATCTGAAAACGGCGGCTAGATAGCAATTCAATATCCTGCGGGGTCATAGAAATCTGCTGATATTTCGCGCCGCCTTCCATTAAAAAAAACGATTGATCTCCATCAGCCAGTCCTTTAAACGAATCACGCATTTGTTGCCGCTGGTCTGGTTTTAACACCACGCCGTCAGGCATTGTCATAACACCTGCAGGCTTTGCGCCCTTTTTGTAAATCTTGTTTGTAGCATTATCCGTTGCCAGCCCCAAACCAATCGAGTTGCGCGCATAGCTCAAAGGCGAAAGCCCCACCACGCCGTTACCCATCAATTTAACGTGCCAAATGTCTGCTTCGGTATATTCCCGCGTTTGTTGCCCGTTGTTATATTTATAAAGCACCGCGCCGCCGTCTGATTCAAGCGTAACATCCATCTGCGCCGACATCATAGGAAGCAATCCCACCAAGCGAGAGCCATTCTTTTGTTTGTACGCATAAGCATTACCGTGCATTGCAAGCTGCATAACAATGGATTCAAAAAACTCAAAGCGGGTCTGATAGCGATTAACCTTGCCTGCAAAAAGCTTTGCTAAATCCTGCCCTGTAGCAGCACGTCTAGTGCCATCAGGTTGCATTTCGTAAAATTTAAGCGGCATACCCGCTACCGTTTCAGAAATCAGCTTAACACTTGCCCAAAATGCAGAGAAACAAAGTGCCGTATCTTGCGTAACAACCGTGGCAGGACTATCAGGATAATTAGATGGTGAACCACTTTGCAGCCCGCGCTTGCGATAACCCGCACCGTTGCCAAAAAGGCCGCCGCTCCATTTTATAGGCCATGAAATCATAGAATCACCGCATTGTTAATAAAGTCGTCAAGATTTACGCCCACTTCTGCCTTTGTCGCTAAAGTCATTGCCATTGCCAAAGCCACCACGCCGTCAATCCTGCCAGTTGATTTATTTTTAGCGAATTTCCTATTGCCAGCAGGGTCAGTATCAATCACCGTTCCAGCAACATTCCATCGCAATACAGGGTTATATTTTACTCGAATTTTTCCGTTAAGTATAGCAGCTTCGAGCGCATCGACTGCAATAGCCATATCCTTAAAGCCTTGGCCGTGTTCAATCAGTGGCAAAGTCACGCCCTGTGCTTCCATTGCGTCACGGAAAACATCCATGCGCCATCTATCAAACGCAATCTGCTCAACATCGCGCTTCTCGCCAAGGTATGCAACCACATGGTTATAATCCACCGTGCTGCTAGGGGTAGTAAGCAAGTAACCCTCATTAACCCATGTACGATATGGCACGCGGTCTGCATCCTCCCTAGCGCGTATCGTATCCTTTGGAGTCCAAAAATCGACCACCGCATCAAAAGTTCCATCATCTTTAGGCCATACCCGCGCAAAGGCCGTTAAATCGCGCTTGCTGGACAAATCTAACCCGCCATAGCACCGCTGCCCATCTAGCCCTGTTTCGTTAAAGTCTTTACGCTCGCAACGCTCCCACGCCTCTCGCGCCATCCATACCGATTCTGCATCCGTCCACATGCAAAAGTGCAACCTCAAAATGCCATTGCGCTTTCCTGGCATATCACGCGCCTGCTTTACCACGCCTGCAATATAATTATCTGTAATCGTCACGCCCAAAAGCGGATTAGCCTTAATCCAGCATGACGGATCGTTAAGCGGGTCATCTCCTTCGTCCAAGCTACACACAAAACTAAAATGCGAATCATCCTCAATCACACGGTGCGCCACATTCACGGCAAATTCATGCTCCTCCCAACAAGCCGTGGTTTTATCATAGCCGCTATTCGTAATCATAACCAGTAGCGGCTGCTCACGTCCTTTAAAGCCGCGCTCAAGCATATCAATCGTTTCACGGTCTGGATGCTCGTGCACTTCATCGCAAAGCGCAAAATGCGGGCGCGTTCCCGATTTACCTTTTTCATTCGATAGCGGCCTAAAGAATGAACCCATTCGAACAAAGGCAATGTTAGGGGTGTGGTCACCCCCTGTAACTACCAACTGCCCCTTAAGCGCAGGGGATTGCTCCACCATTGCGCGGGCATCCCTAAATAAAATCATAGCTTGGTCACGCTTAGAAGCCGCCGCGTAAATCTCTGCGCGGGCTTCACCATCCGCAATCATGCCATAAATGCCTATGCCACCGACTAAGGGCGAGTTGTGAGTTGGTATATATTGCTTTCCACAAAGGAATAAGCTGCTTTCTGACGAAACCGTAATGCAACGCACTGGAACGCTTGGCACTTCCACACAGTCAACTATTCGCCTATCGCCAGATAAACAGCGGCGCGTGTGAGTTTCTTGTTGCCGTTGAAGTTTTCGTTTTAGCTTAAAAACTGGAAAAGATGAAGGCGCATAAAAAGATATTCTGTATCTTATGCCACAATCTTTGCCGTAAATCTTTGCAGCGTTTTGATTAATTGCGGCCTTAATTCCGAGGCTCAAAAGCACCTCATGAAAGTCATTGGCAAGCGTTTTTGAAACAACGGAAAACTCACATGCTCTTTTTTTATCAATGGTTCCATCAGAATCCATTAAGCCTTGAATCAAAGCTACTCGCTGCTCAACTGATGCGGTTTTATAATTTTCAGGTATGTGTTTATTTTTGAAAACATTCAATGCGCGCAATTTTGAATTTATGCTATCTGTTGAGGCCTTGCCGTGAACCCCCCTTGTGCCACCAATTCTATAGCGTCCAGCCGCTCGCTTTTTCCCTTGTCGCTCAGAAACGCTTACACCACAATCCTGAATGTGTTGGACAATCTCAGGAGCGTCAGTATCTGAAATTGTAACTCTAGCGCAATCTGAATCACCATCGCCAAGCCAAAACCCAAAAACATAAGGATCAATAGGCAATTCTTTTTGCGAGTATTGAGCGGCTCCCGCTAACTGTACGCTATGATTTGCTGATTGATACTGCCCGTTTTTATAGCGCAAAGTATCTGCAATTTCTTGCGTGGTTCTAACTTTAGGCTTCTTAAAGTTAGCCCACTCAGCACGCGGCACGCCAGCCTTAACAGATTTTCCGCCAAAAGAATTATAACGCCTTTTTTCCGTAAGCCATAAATGATCCGCATCACACACAATCTCAGCACCATCATCAAAAACGACCTTATAACACTTTTTATTATTCTGCACTTCATGCGCCTGAATAACCAAACAGGGCTTGCCGTTTTCGTCAAAAACAAAATCACCCGCCTGTAAATCACCCATCAGCCGCCAGCCGTTCGGTGTAGGTATAGGCGTATCAATTGCTAACGCTTTCCCATTGCCTTTCCCGATTTCTATATAAGCCCTGCGAAACCGACGCTTTCCCGATTCTTTCCAAACCCAGCCGAATAAGCTGCCCAAAATAAACGCTTGCGATTCATGCAGCACAAACGGTTTACCTTCGAACTTGCCGCCGTTAAGTTTTAAAATCTTTTCAAAAAAATTATAAACCTTTTGGCTTTTTTCCGTATCAAAAACCAAACCGCGTTTATCACCATTTAGCAGGTCATCAATATGACGCTGGCAAGCTGCTCTTACATGCGAGCCTGCAATGATTTTACCATCAACAACGGATTGAGCGTAAACCGTGGCGCGGTCAGTGTGACATAAATTCGGCAAGCGGGTCATTTTCTGCTGGTATTGTTACATTTAATCGAGCGCGGCTGGAAGGCGTTAAACCAAACTCACCAGCAAATGACTGAATGATTTTTGCCTGTGTGTTGATAATATCAATTTCAGGGCTTTTCCGCTCCATATCCTCACCAGTAATTTTTTTACTTGTCAATGTGATACCATTAACCGCAAGCTGTAATGATGCTTGCCTATGAATACCCACCGCCACGCAATAAGTGCAAAGCGCATCAATATCCGCCGCCGTGATTACACCCATGTCAAGCAATAGCGGAAGCGTAACCTTCCAAGTGGCTTCCGCGTGTTCCAACTTTGCCACATGCGGAGGCGGGGGGAAATAACCAGAAAAAACAGGAGCACTTACCTTGTTGGGGAGCCTTGCCTTGGTTTTGCTTTTCTTGCCCTGCACCGCTAAAATGACTTCAGGAGTATGTTTTGTACCGCCGCCTTGTCTTCTCATAATAATACCTTACTAATTTAGTCAACTTCTCCCCACCACAGGGATTTCGTGAAATGTAGGTACCCACACCGTTCC